TGACAATCGAACTCGGGGAAGAAAGCCCCGAAGATGAATTCATTGAGCATAACGAGAATCTTGCTGAACATCTTGATCCTGCTGATCTTGGTTCTATTGGCAATGAGCTTGTCCAAGCTTTTGATGCTGATAAGCTATCTCGCAAGGACTGGGAAGACACTTACGTTAAAGGTTTGGAGCTTCTTGGTCTCAAGATCGAGGACCGTACAACCCCATGGCCGGGAGCTTGTGGAGTCTACCATCCGATCCTTGCGGAAGCGGTTATCAGATTTCAAAGCCAGACCATCATGGAAACATTTCCTGCTGGTGGTCCGGTCAAGACAAAGATCATTGGAGAAGTCACTCCAGAGCGCGAAAGACAGGCTGAAAGAGTTGAGCATGAACTGAACTATCAGGTTCAGGAAAAGATGACAGAGTTCCGTTCCGAAATGGAACAGATGCTCTTCCAGCTTCCTCTTGCAGGATCTGCTTTCAAGAAGACGTATTATGACCCTAACTACAGAAGGGCTGCGTCAGCCTTTGTGCCTGCTGAAGATTTTGTTGTTGCGTATGGCACAACGGAGCTTGAGTCTTGCTCGCGCTATACTCACATCATGCGACTTTATCCGAACGAAGTTCGAAGAATGCAGGCTTCGAGCTTTTATCTGGATGTGGACCTTCCCCAGCCGTCACCTGAATATTCAGAGATTCAGAAAAAGAAAGACGATCTGACTGGGGCGACAAGGCCTTCAATCGAATACGACGACCGCCATACTCTCCTTGAGATGCATGTAGACCTTGATCTCAAGGGATTTGAAGACAAGGGAGAAGATGGCGAAAATACTGGCATTGCTTTGCCGTATATCGTCACAATTGAAAGACAGAGCAAGAAGGTTCTTTCTATCAGAAAGAACTGGGATGAAGAAGACGAACTCAAGAGACGCAAGTCCTATTTTACCCAGTATAAATATCTTCCGGGTCTTGGGTTCTATGGATCAGGCCTTATCCATCTTATCGGTGGAATTGCCAAGTCATCGACATCTATCCTTCGTCAGCTTATCGATGCTGGCACCCTCTCGAATCTTCCGGGTGGACTTAAGTCGAGAGGCTTGAGAATCAAGGGGGATGACACCCCGATCATGCCGGGAGAGTTCAGGGATGTTGATATCCCCGGTGGAGCCATTAGGGATAACATCACCTTCCTCCCGTACAAGGAGCCCAGCCAGACGCTGTTCACCCTCCTTGGGTCGATGGTTGAGGAAGGAAGAAGATTTGCTTCTATCGGGGAACTCCCTATTGGAAATGCCCAGCAGAATGCTCCTGTTGGAACTACTCTGGCTCTTATGGAAAGAGCCCTCAAGGTTATGTCGGCCATTCAGGCTAGGATTCATGACTCCTTCAAGAAGGAGATCAATCTTATCGCTGATGTCATCAAGGAGTACATGCCTCCCGCATACGATTATCAGATCGGAGGCGACTACTCTCGTCATGATGACTTTGACGATAGAATTGATATCATTCCGGTTTCGGATCCAAACTCTTCAACAATGGCGCAGAGAGTCATCTCCTATCAGGCGGCTCTCCAGTTGGCAAGTCAGGCTCCCAATCTCTATGACCTGAACGAACTGCATCGTGGAATGTTGAATGCCATGGGCATCAACAACATCGATAAGGTTCTACCCAACAAGGATGATCTCAAGCCTCGCGATCCGGTAACGGAGAACATGGCGATTCTTACTGGCAAGCCCGTCAAGGCTTTCCTGTATCAGGACCATGAAGCGCATATTGCTACGCATATGGCTGCGGCTCAGGATCCTAAGCTTATGCAGATCATCAGCCAGTCGCCAATGGCTCAGACCATTCAGGCGGCTGTTACGGCACATATAACTGAACATATTGCGTTCAAGTACAGACAGGAAATTGAGAAGCAGCTTGGCTTTGATCTTCCTCCGGATCAAGAAGATCTTCCGGAAGATATCGAATACAATCTGTCGTCTCTTATTTCAAGGGCAGCAGGACAGCTTCTTCAGAAAGATCAGGCTGAACAGCAGATGCAGCAGATTCAGCAGCAGATGCAGGATCCTGTCATTCAGATGCAACAGCAGGACCTTCAGATTCGTCAGGCTGAGGTCCAGCGCAAGGCTGCCAAGGATCAGAGCGACAACCAGTTCAAGCAGCTTAGAGAAATGCTTGCCCTTAAGAAAGAAGAGATGCGACTTGAGACCCAGAAGGAAATCGCTGGGGCTCAGATTGGTGCGAAGGTTGGAGAGCATAAAGAAAACCTTGCTTCCAAGGAAAGAATGGAAGGCACCAAGATTGGTATCGACATCGCTAAAACTCATAGGGGTATGTAATGGATTTTGTGGAGGCCTTGCGACGTGAGCTTCGCAAGGAAATGAACGAGTTGGCAGATCTTGCCGCTACGGGAACTCCATCGGATTGGGCCGGATACCAGCGCCTTGTCGGGCGTATTGAGGGTCTGGCCTCCGCAGAAAGATTCCTAATCGATCTCAAAGAGAAGATCGAAGAACAAGAATAACCCCGCAAGGGTCGAACTGTAGCCATAACGGCTCAGCAAACGGGATGCTTCCCGCAAGGTGACTGAAAGTGTATAACACAAAGGATACTGAGAAAGTCTCTCTTAAGAATATTCCTGAACCAAAGGGTTGGAAGATTCTGATTGCTATGCCCAAGGTCGAAGAAAAGACCACAGGCGGCATTCTTAGACCGGACCAGCTTAAGTCTCTGGAAGAGACAGCTTCCATTCTAGGATATGTCGTTAAGTCAGGCGAGCTTTGTTACTCGGACAAGGATAGGTTCCCCAGTGGGCCTTGGTGTAAGGAAGGTGACTGGGTTATTTTCCGCTCCTATTCAGGTACGAGATTCAAGGTTGGCGATCAGGAGTTTCGTCTTATTAACGATGACACCGTTGAGGGTGTTGTTGAAGATCCCCGTGAATTCAGGAGAGCATAATGTCAGTTGAAGCAGACAAGCAAGAAGAGATCATTGATCAGTCTTCTGATGATATCTCTGTAGATATTATTGATGATACGCCCGAGCAGGACAAGGGTCGTCCCACAAAGGTTGATGTCAAGGATCCGTCTCAGGAAGAGATGGATAGCTACAGCGATAACGTAAAGAAGCGTTTCAGCCAGCTTACAGCGAAGTATCATACTGAGCGCAGGAACAAGGAAGCAATCGAACGAGAGCATAAGGAAGCTATTGCTTATGCCCAGAAGATTGCGGAAGAGAACAAGCAGCTTGCCAAGCTTGTTGCTGAGTCTCAGAAGTCCATGGCCACTGCCGCACAGATGAAAGCCGAGTCAGAAGTTGAAAGAGCCAAGGCCTATTACAAGGCGGCTTATGATGCTGGTGACTCAGACAAGATTGTCGATGCTCAGGAAAAGATGGCGAGAGCCGTTGCCGAGCAGGAACAGTGGAAGAGCTTCCGACCCGTCGAACCAAAGGAACCTACTCAGTATGTTCCGCAGCGCCCGCAGACAGATCCTAAGGCTGCTGATTGGGCGAGCAAGAACCAGTGGTTTGGCGTCGATAAGGAAATGACAGGCACGGCTTATGGAATTCATGAGCGTCTTGTCAGGGATGAAAGAATGGATCCCACTTCCGACGAATATTACGAGCGCATCGATTCAGAGATGCGTAGAAGATATCCTGAGAAGTTTGAAGATCAGGAAAACATTCCGTCTGAACCACCAAGTCGTCAAAAGGTTCAGAAGGTTTCTGCGGTTGCACCGGTATCAAGATCGGTCAAGCAGCCGCGCAAGGTAACTTTGACGACAACTCAGGTCGCTCTCGCTAAGCGTCTGGGTATCACTCCAGAGCAGTACGCTGCTCAGATTGCCAAGGAGATGCAAAATGGATAAGCGCACCCCGAGAGAAAACGAGACTCGCGAAGCTGAGTCACGCAAAGTTACATGGACTCCCCCTTCTCTGTTGCCGGACCCCAAACCCCAGAACGGATATAAGTTCCGCTGGATCAGAACATCCATCAATGGACAGCCTGATCCTGCCAACGTCAGCTATCGCTTCCGCGAAGGCTGGGTTGCCTGCAAGCGTTCTGAGCACCCTGAATTGGAGCATCTTTCAGATCCCAATTCAAAGAATCCGGAAAACATTGAGAGCGGTGGTCTTCTTCTCTGTAAGATGCCCGTAGAGATGATCGAAGCTAGAGACAGACATTTCAGAAATATTGCAAACAATCAGATGGAATCTGTTGATAATAATTTCATGAGAGAATCTGATCCTAGAATGCCGGTATTGAAACCGGAACGGTCTACTCGGGTTTCTTTTGGCAGAGGTTCTAAATAATTCATTAACCTCGAAAGGAACATAGAATGGCTACTTCAGCCACTCCTAATGGCCTTCGTCCGGTCAATTTGATTGGTGGTCTTCCGTACTCGGGCTCCACTCGTCTTATCAAGATCGGATCGGCCTATGCTACAAATATCTTCTATGGCGATATCGTCTCGATCCTCGCCGCTGGAACTATTGCTAAGGTTACTGCTACAGGTGCTGACGGCACGACTAACGCCTTCCCGGCGGGCGTCATTGGCGTCTTCCTCGGTTGCACATACACCGATCCCAATCTCAAGTACAAGGTCTTCAAGCAGTACTGGCCTGCCAGCACTGTTGCGACAGACGCCTATGCGTATGTTGTTGATGACCCGAATGTCGTGTTTCAGGCTCAGGCCAACGGATCTCTCGACCAGACTTCTCTGGGCGCGAACGTCTGCGTTGTTCAGACCGCTGGCTCGACCCTCACTGGCGACTCGGCTGTTGCGCTTAATGCGTCTTCAGTTAACGTCAGCACATTCCTGCCGTTCCGCATTGTTGGTTTTGTCGATGGCCCGTTCTCGGCCGTTGGCGATGCCTACACGGATACCCTTGTTAAGTTTAACTCGGGCATCCACTCGTATACATCCGGCACTGGCATTTAATAGGGGAGAATAGATAAATGGCTATTTCTCGCGCACAGCTTCTGAAGGAGCTGCTCCCCGGTCTGAACGCACTGTTCGGTCTGGAGTATAAGAGATACGAAAACGAACACGCTGATATTTTCGAGAAGGAAACATCAGAGCGTTCATTCGAAGAAGAGGCCAAGCTCAGCGGATTTAACGCTGCGCCGGTCAAGAACGAAGGTCAGGCTATTGCCTACGACAACGCTCAGGAAGTCTGGACGGCTCGTTATAATCACGAGACCATCGCTATGGGCTTCTCGATCACCGAAGAGGCCATGGAGGATAACCTCTATGACTCTCTGTCGGCGCGTTACACGAAGGCTCTGGCTCGTGCCATGGCGTACACCAAGGAAGTCAAGGGTGCCGCAATCCTTAACAACGGATTCGACACCAACTACACCTATGGTGACGGCGTTACGCTGTTCAACACTTCTCACCCGTTGGTGAGCGGTGGCGTTAACAGCAATCGTCCGGCGTCTGGCGTTGACCTGAACGAGACTTCGCTTGAAGCTGCGGTCATCGCGATTGCTGCCTTCACGGATGAACGCGGTCTGCTGATCGCGGCTCGCCCGACGAAGCTGATCGTTCCGCCCGCGTTGATGTTCGTTGCCACCCGTCTCTTGGAGACGGAGCTTCGTCCGTACACCAGCGGTGATTCGTTTGCGAAGAACGATGTGAACGCCCTGAAGTCGATGTCCTCGATTCCGCAGGGATTCGCGGTCAACCACTATCTGACCGATACGAACGCTTGGTTCCTCAAGACCGACGTTCCCAACGGTCTGAAGATGTTTGAACGCGTTGCTCTGCAGACGGGCATGGACGGTGACTTCGATACGGGTAACGTGCGCTATAAGGCGCGTGAGCGTTATTCGTTCGGCGTCAGCGATCCGCTGGGCGTCTACGGATCTCCGGGTTCTTCATAAGAATTTGATTGGAGGGGGAGAAATCCCCCTCCTTTCTTTTATATGGAGAGATCCATGTCAGAAGACAACGATAACATCCAGCGCGATATGGGCAGGATGGAAGTAGAAATTAAAACATTGCAAATTACACTAGATGAAGTGCGTAAAGACCTGAAGGAAATTCGTCGTTCATTTGATGAAATGAGAGGCGGTACGAGATTCCTCATGGGCGCAGCCGCTGCAAGTGGCGCGGTAATTGCCTTCGTTATTGAATTTTTCTTTAAGAAATAAGGAATTCCCATGAGTATGGACTCAGATATCAAAGCCGTAACAATTACGGCTTCAGGAAATGCTATCAACAAGAGGGCGCGAGTTAGGGGTATTTTT